ATTCCCGGCATATCTGCATCACCTCATCCGACCTCAGCATCTCCCGGACGCCGCTCCGGTTCAGCACCACCTTTACCTTTTTAGCCATAGCGTTCCACCCTCACCTTTTTGTTCCATCCCAGCGGGATGAGCCCCTCGATGCCCTCCTGTGCCGGCCCGGCTGTCTTCCACCTCTTGCCAAAGAATTCCACGGTACGGTCGTCCCACTCATTGGCGTCCCCTTTGGGTATGGCCAGCATGCAGGCCTCCCTCTTCCCGTTCAGGTTCGTCCCGTCCGTCACGACTCCTGCGGATTCCGGTGCCACCAGGACGTTCTCTACCTCTGTTGGAATCTCCCTGTATATGGGACGGTTGAACCCATCCGTGCCGGCCTGCTCTTTTTTATAGAGCAGTATTGTCATTCCTTTTATAAGTGCCATAGACCTCCATCGCTCCATATCTCTGTCTCTTCAGCCCCAGCCTGGCCAACTCTGACCGCTTGATGAACAGGCCTCCGCCCGGCACCAAGAACGTGCCGCTTGCAGAATATCCAAGGGCGGATTCCGATGCCTGCGTCATCGGCTCCTGGTCAGTTGACGTCATGAGCGTTCTTGCCACTACGTCCACCGTCACCGACTTCGCCACCAGGCCCAGATCCTCATCCCTCTCAATCATGGCGTCCAGGTTCTTCCCCACCTTTTTTGCTTCTGTCCTCAGGCTTGCTGAGACAATCCCGATCAGCCCTTCCGCCCTTGTCCTCTCATCTTCCGACATTGGCCTCCATAGCCTGCTCATGTCGTCTACCGTTGCATATTCTTTCACTCCACCACCGCCTTAATGTCCGGAACAGCAGGAGGATCCCCTCCTGCCGGCTTGCTCCGCCCATGTCTATTATGCCGCCTGTCACGCAGCATCAGGCTCCACAATCATCACAAACGCGTCCTTGTCCAGGATTCCCCAGCCGATGTATGTCTGGGCTCTCATGTATACCTGCCCATATCCCTGCAGATCCTTTCCGCTGTTGTCCGGGTCGCCATATGGGATCACCTCCAGCGTTACCTGCTTCGCGTATCCCCATTTGAAAGCGTTCTGGAAGTCTCCCATGATAGCCTTGTCTTTTGAAGACCCGAAAGATACTGTAGAATTCACTTCTACCCGGCATCCGTTTATGGTTCCCGGATTGGATCCCCATGCAAGCTGCGGGTAGAGCTTCGCCCCTGCCTTGTCCGTCTGCTTGGCTAATGCGCTCCTCATGTCTTTCGATATCGCCATGCCACTGACATCGTTCTCGTTCGTATCCATTAATGAGATTGCATCCTCAACGCATCCGTCCGGTGCAGTCTTGTCATAATCTATCTTTCTGACCCCGGACGTGTCGAAGCTGTTCGTCCCTATCAGGCTGGATTCCGCTCCTGTTCTGGGGTTCACGCCATGGAAGACCATGATGTCCAGACCTCTCGCGACTTTCCTTGCAAAGCCATCGTTGAACGCTTTCAGAATCTCCAGCTGCTTCTCTTCCGATGCATACCTGAACTCGTTCGACACCCTTGCGCCGTATTCCACCAGAAGTGGCGTAACTTTCACGGGATCCACACTGATCCCTCCGGCTGTCCTCTTTCCATTCTCGGCTACCAGATCCACCTCCGCGTCCATGGAAAACGTCATCACTTCGTTTCCATTGAATGGAATGGGCTCCTGTCCGCTCAGGGCCGCCATAGACGACTTTCCTTTCACTTTGCTGAATAAATCCGTTACCAGTTCCTGGGAGAACAGCGTCCCCTTGCTCAATACTTCTGCCATAGCCTCAATCTCCTTTTCCGTTTAATTTGTGCAGCATCTCTTTCAGTGCGGCGTCCTTGTCTCCTTTGTTTCCCTCCGTATCCGCCAGCGGCGGTGTCTTCCTCCTGCCTCCCATCAGCTTCTGGAGCGCCTGGGCATCTTTCCGGATGTCCTCTTCCTTTTCCCCGGACAGCCTTGCTGCCATTTCATAGGGGAGCCCTACCTCGTTCGCTATCCTCGCTTTCATCGCAGCGGTCTCATAGCCTTTGATCTGGGCGTCCTTTTTCGCCGCCTCTTCAGGCGCGATGTACCCCTCGTACTTTTTCTCTACCTCCTCCCTCCCCTGTTTCAGCCTTTCCTCAATCACCTTGTCAAGCTGCTCCTGTGTCTCGATCACTGTAAAGTCTCCCATCTTCCTCTCCTTTCCCACTGTCCCATTTCTGTCAGTAATCTATGCCCACGCCTTAGGCGGTCAGCATCTTATCTTCTGCTTCTTCTTTTCCTTGCTTTCCCCACATATCCAGCTCGCCAGTATCACGCTGTCCATAAGCGAGATGTCTACCGTTTCGCTTATGGAGCGGTATCCGAATCCTCCATTTGACCCGATTGCACGCTTCTCGCAGTTGCTTACAGACCTGGTAAGGGACGGCTGGTTCATATGGCATATCGTCTTTGCATAGAGCCTCTGTTCGAATGCCGCATTGGCCACTATGATCTCTTTCACCGTTGGGAGCACCGGCGCTTTCAGCTTCTCCTCTTTCATTTCGCCTGCCAGCAGCTGCTGGCCGTTCGCACCGTCCACCACCACTTTCGCCACTTCCGCGGCAGCCAAAAATTCCAGTATCCATGCATTTCCTGCCCTTGTGGGCCTGCAGTCCACCACCTCCACGAATATCTTTGAGCCTGCTGCCTTTGCCGCAATCGCCAGGGATACGTTCTTCCCATCATGTCCATACTTTATCCCTGCATACAGCTGTCCTGTCAGCTTCGGGAGTTTCTTTTCCGCCAGTTCCTCCCACTCCGCCTTGCTGATTGCCGACTTCAGGTTGTAGCGGATCCAGTATCCGAGACGCTGGATATTGAAGTCCATGTCATCGTTCCCTATTTCCGCCAGGATCTTCCGTTCCGTCAGGATCGTCCCCAGTGACGGGATAGCCTCATACCAGGCTTCCCTGTCATGCGGATCGGTTTGTTCCCCTACGGACCACTCTGCCCATCCGGTGTCCACTGCATTGCCCTGCAGGACGGAGTCGCGCATCTTCATGAACACGGTGCCGGAGCTCACCGGCGTGGGCGGCGTCCCGCAGAAGATGGTCTGCGGGTTCCTGCTGTCGGACACCACATACTTAAGCGCCGTCTCCTGATCGTCCTGGTACTCCTGTGCTTCGTCTATTACCAACAGGTCGAACCCCTCTCCCAGCCCGCCTTTTGAAGAGCGCGTCCTAAAGTCTATCCTGCCTCCTCCATCCAGCATACGGATGCTCTCCATTCCAATTGCCCCCGTTGCTTTATATTGGATCCCCGCCTCTTCCAGCAATCTCTTCAGCCTCTCCCACGCGGCTCTGCTTGTCGTTGTCCTGTGGGCCGTGTGCAGGATGTGCTCCCCGGCATCCAGACCGTACATCTCACGGATTGCCACTACCTCGTTCTTGCCGTTCCTGCGCGGCACCGCGTACCCAAATTTTGTATGGGTCCACAGCCCCTCTTCGTTGACCGCAAGTATGTCGTATATCAGCAGCTGCTGCCACTCCTGCGCCTCCCGTCCTGTCGCGTTGTACAGTTCAACCGCTTTCTGTCCGCGGGTCTCCGCATATGGTATGACCACCGACTGCGTGGGCGTCTGCCGTCCCGATCTTGCCATGTCCGTCTTCCGCCCCTCCCTGTGCTATGTCCCTCTACCCTTTTCCAGTTCCTCCTGCCAGCGCCTGGCCTCATCCTTTGTCCGTCTGGTCAGATCCAGTCCTGCCGTCCTCCGCCTTTCCCTCTGTTCTGGTGTCGTCCACGATTTTTTGGTCCATACGTCCTGCCTCTTTTTTTCAGACACGAACGTCACCGTGCACCTGCAGTTGTCATGGCGCCGGTAGACGTCTTTCGGCACATCCGGATACTCATAGCATCCCGCCAGGCTCCGGCACCATTCGCAGGCATCCCCTTTCAGCTTCCGGATGATCTTCTCCCTCATTCCTGACCTGTACCTGAATTCTGCATTGGCTTTCACGAATTCATCAAAGAAGCCCTGGGCTATGTTCCTGACTGGTTCGTCCATCCGCCGTTCTGCCTCCTCCCCTATGGCTCCAATCAGCGTATCCACCCTCTCCTCCGGCCATTCCCCTTCCAGGGCTTTCAGCCTGATTCCGTCCTTTCCGTCCAGGAACTCCATGACTGTCCCTGCCGCCTCGTTCGTGAGCCGGAAAGTCTCCATCAGCATTGGCCTGATTGTCCGGTCCGCTATGTTGTAGTACATCCGTCCACCCGGAAGTATGTCCCTGGTGATGTCCCGCTTCAGGACTTCCGCCAGGACATCTCCCAGGTCTCTGGCGAACAAGGATGCATCGTCCATGCCCGCAGTGCCGTCCCTGATCCGTTTCATGAACTTCTGGATCCTTTCGTTTGCCAATGCCGCTTCAGAAAAGTCCCTCCTGATCCTTGCCATCAGTTCAGGGACAATATCGTCTGCCATTTCAGTCCCCCCTTTACCGCTATGCGTCAATCCCGGTCAGTTCCCTCAGGTTTTCCTTTCCGAAATACCCCGGGATTGCCTGGTTAATCTTCACCACCCCATCACCGATGGATGACAGCATCGCCGCATCCGGTTCAAATACCGGCTCCCACCTGGGCTTTGTCAGGTATATCTGCTGCCTCCGGTATGCGAAGTCGTCCCGGACGCATGCGGCCAGGAAACCCGCATTCAGGAACCCTACGCCAAATGTCCTTTGTGCCTTTCTCGCTGTCAGCCTTAGTGTCTCGTGTGTGGCCTTGATTGCCTCTGCTGAGGATGGATTGTCGGATGGGAAGCCCAGGTCGTCCAGGGTCAGCCCTGTCTCTCCTGAAAACAGACCTGCCAGCATGCGCAGCTGCTCTGTATACGGCGTCATGCTCTGTTGGGAGAACTGTCCCAGTTCCGGCTTTCCTCCATTTTCGTCCTGGTCAAACTGCAGGAACGTGGAGATTGTCGCTTTCCATTTGTCCATCTGCTCTGCATCCTGTGACAGCCCGGTGACG